CGAATATACATATTAAGGAGAATTTTGATGCCTATTAAATTTGATTTCGTCTCACCAGGCGTTGAATTAAGAGAAATCGATCAATCACAACTTGAGCCAATCCCAGAAGCGGATGGTATGGTTATCATCGGCAGAACCCGTCAAGGACCTGCTATGGTACCAGTTAAGGTTGATTCTCTACAGGCTTACTACGATGTTTTTGGTAGCCCAATTGACGGTGCTCAAAACAATGATCCATGGAGAGAGGGGAATACTTCTGCTCCTTCATATGCTTCATATGCTGCTCAAGCATATCTTGCAGCAGGCGTTGGGCCTCTAAAAGTTGTTCGTCTTGCTGGTGAGCAATCTGATAATGCAACTGGTACAAAAGCTGGGTGGCAAGTAAACAATGTTGAGAGTGCTACTCCTGCTGATAATGTTGGAGCTTATGGTATTTTCTTGGCTAAGTCTGGGTCTGGTACTCAAGATGCTGCACTTGCTGCTGTAGTTTATCTTACCGGAGCTGCACTTGGTGTTTCTGGTGCGGCTGCTGATGATGCTGCTGAAACATCTGGTCTTGGTATTCTTGTTGAGAGTACACAAGATACTGAATTCACACTTGTTCTTTCTTCATCAACTGGAGAAGAAAAAAGAAACATCAGCTTTGACCCAACAAGCACAAACTATATCAGAAACAAGATTAGCACAGATGCAACTCAACTTGAGGCATCAACAAACTACACTAATGGTGTAGATGCTAAGTTCTTCTTGGGCGAGACTTATGACATTGATGCTTCTTATCTTGCAGGAACCAATACCTATGCATTCGTAGCATTGTTGGAGTCTGGTTCTACATCATTTGGCGACAGAGAGTCTCAAATGGTTGCATCTAAGACTGGTTGGGTTGTTGGCGAGAAGCCAGAAGAAAAGAAACTTTTCCGACTTGTATCTTTGCATGAAGGAACTGAGTTCCAAAACAGATATACTGTCTCTATCACCAACATTCTTCTTCCAAGCACAAGAAATGGTGGAACAGCTGCATTCACAGTTAATGTTTTAAGAGGCGGTGTCGTTGTTGAGCAATATGCAAACTGTAACTTCGACAAGAATTCTGCTAACTATGTTCTAAAGAAGATTGGTGATTATTACCAAGAGTGGGATGATACCAACCGCAAGTATACCCAGAAAGGATTGTACCCAAATGTATCTGATTATGTAAGAGTAGAGCTTAACTCTGCTGTAAACAAGGGCGATACTCCTCTTGGATTCACTCTTCCAAAGTCACAAGATACTTTGTCTCTTACCTCTGGTTCTCTTGGAACTGCACAAACTTGGTTTGAGGCTTCTGGATCTGACTTGCCTTTGATTGCAAACAAAGATAATCAAGCTGAAATTATCTCAAATATGCCAGCCGGTTATAACATGAACGTTAAGTTCCCATTGTTTAACCTTACCACAGAAGATAGATCTGCAACCGGCGAGAACTTTGCAAACACCTATTTGTTCGGTTATGAGCCAAAAAGAAAATTGGTTGCGACCGTTGGTCTTGATGCATCACACGCAGATTACTGCTTGTTTAATGGATACATCAAAGATCCGCACCTCGCTCTTTCTGATGCAAACTCTGGTGCATCTGAGGTCTTCTCGCTTCTTGACATCAAGTCTGGTTCTGCTGGATTGTGGTACTACGAGAACGGAGCTTATGATGGTAATACTTCTTATGCTGCTGTCAATGGACTCGAAGCTCTTATCAATACTGAGAGAGTAAAGCAGTTCCGTATGCCTTTCTTTGGAGGATTTGACGGAATTGACATCAAGAAAGCTGATCCTTTCTCTAACACCAATTTGTCATCTGGTACAGAGACCAGCAACTATGTTGTTTACTCTCTTCACAAGGCAATCGATATTGTGTCTGACAAAGATATCATTCGTTACGACTTGATTTCTATGCCTGGTGTTATCAATCACTCTCTTAACACTAAGCTTGTGAATATGGTAACTGAGCGCGGTGATGCTCTTGCGATTATTGATCGTGAAGGTATCTTCCAACCAGATACTGATAACAACGGTGTTGAGCAAGCAGCTTCATTGACTACTGTAATCAGCAAGATGAAGACTGATGTTATTGATTCATCTTACGGTGCAGCATACTTCCCTAACGTTCGCGTTAAGGATACTGCAAACCCTGCTGGAAACATCTTGGTTATGCCTCCATCTGTTGCTGCTATCGGTGCAATTGCTGCTTCTGAAGCTGCATCACAGCCTTGGTTTGCTCCTGCTGGATTTAATCGCGGTGGACTCTCAACTCTTGGTGGAGTTGGTGGACCAAACGTTGTTGGAACAGTTGAGCACCTTACAAAAGATGACAGAGATGATCTTTACGAAGTTAGTCTTAACCCAATTGCACGTTTCCCTGCAACAAGTGACATCGTGATCTTTGGACAAAAGACCCTTCAGACTCAAATGTCTGCTCTTGATCGCATCAACGTTCGTCGTTTGATGATCTTCCTCAAGAAGCGCATTGGAGATATCGCTGATACAATCTTGTTTGATGCTAATATCCAAGCTACTTGGAACCGCTTTAAGTCAAGAGCAGAAGTAGTTCTTGCTCAAGCAAAGTCTGAAGGCGGAATCACTGAATACAAGCTTGTTCTTGACGAAACCACAACTACACCAGATCTTATTGATCGAAACATTCTCTATGCTCAAGTATTCATCAAGCCTGCAAGAGCAATTGAATTCATCGCAATTGACTTTGTGATCACCAACACTGGAGTGGAGTTTTAATAAACTCCCTCTATTTATTACAAATACTTAGGAGATAATTTAAATGGCTTTCTGGAAACAAAATGATGTAGTACCAAAGAGAAAATTTCGCTTTAAGGTAACACTCGCTAATGATGTTGCTTGGTGGGCAAAAGACGTAAAGGTTCCAACATTCTCTGTTGGAGAAACCCAGCATTCATATCTTGACAATGTTTATAAGTTTCCAGGTAAAACTACTTGGGATGACGTAAGCCTTACCTTAGTTGACCCTGCTGGTGATAATGATGTTATCAACAAGACTATGGAGATCATCACTAACGCTGGATATGATGTTAGACCTGATCCAACAAACAATACTCAAGCTGCGGTGGCTACTATTAGCAAATCTCAATTTGCTTCTAACCAACAGTCTTTGGGAGCTAATGCATTCAAGATCGAAATCCTTGATGAGACTGGCGCTATTATCGAATCTTGGACGCTTAACAACCCATTCCTTAAGTCTGTTGACTTTGACACAATGTCTTACGAGAGTGACGATCTTCGTTCTATCTCTTTGACTGTTGCTTACGATTGGGCTACTTGTGAGGTTGCAGGTCAGACTTACCTACCTAAATAATCACAAGGTGAATAATGGCTTTTTGGAAGCAAAACAATAACGAACCGACCCGTCAATTTAGATTTAGACTCTCTATTGACGGGACAACTTATTGGTGGGCTAAGAGTGCAGAACTTCCATCTGCAACTGTGAACTCAAGTGAATACCAGATAGGAAACCATAAGTTTAAATATCCTGGTATTGTAACTTGGGATCCGATACAAGTTGAGATTGCTGATGTTGCTGGGACATCTGATAGTTCGAATGATTCTGTTGGCTTGTTGGTTAATATCTTTGAGTCAAAAGGCTATAACATTGTCGGAGAACCTGCAGGTCCTGGTACTGCAACTGGTGGCTTGGAGAAGCTACAATTTAATGAAGTCCGTATTGAGCAGCTTAGATCTGATGGATCTGCTCAAAATTCTTGGATTTTAAAGAATCCGTTCTTTACACAAATTAACTTTGGTAGAGGAGATTACGGCTCAGAAGAAATAAATTCCATCACATTTACAATTAATTACGATTACGCAGAACTAGAATAACTGGAGGTTAAGTGACTAGAAATACTAAAGATAGGTTCGGAGCAAGTAAAGTAACCCATTCAGATGCACCACCGGTCTTTAACCCTTTAAACTTTGTTGCACCAACAGAGTTTGTTGATCTTCCATCAAATGGAGTTGGCTATCCCGATGGTCATCCATTGAGAGGACAAGAGGTTATTGAGATCAAATTTATGACAGCAAAAGAGGAAGACATCCTCACCTCAGCAACTCTTATTAAGAAAGGGATCGCCATTGATCGTTTCTTGAGAAGTATCATTCTTGACGAAAAGATTGACCCAAATACATTGCTTGTTGCTGACAAGAATGCAATCCTTGTAGCGGCTCGTATAAGCGGTTATGGCCCTGATTATGATGCAGATATGAAATG